TCTGCCAACGATATTAGGCGATACGGTATCACTCTCGGAGAGTGGGTGTCCCAATGCAAGTAACTGTTGGCAATCAGCTCCGAATTGAAAACCCGTCTGAGCAGTTGCTTGCATGGTGCAAGAAGCAGCTCATTCTTCCCAATCCTGAGTACGCCAAGAAAGTCCGTATGCACTTTTGGGTTGGCAACACCCCTGAGAAGTTGTACCTGTTCCAATGGGACGGCGACACACTGGTTCTCCCCTACGGGTGCTTGAATGATGTGATGGCGATGGAAGATTGCCACATGAAGGTCAATCTTCCTACACCGACCGAGGTGGACTTCGGTTGCACTATTCCTCTCTATGATTACCAAGTGGAAGCCAAGGAAGCCCTGATAACGGCCTACTACGGTATTCTTCAAGCCCCTGCTGGGTGTGGTAAGACACAGATTGGGATTGCTGTTGCGGCAGATACAGGCCGAAGAACACTCTGGCTGACCCATACACGGGATTTGCTCGTACAGAGTAAAAGCCGAGCGGAGCAGTACATGAGTCCTTCTTTGACTGGCACGATCACCGAAGGTAGGGTTCAAATCGGTAAGGCAATCACTTTCGCAACGGTACAGACCATGTGTAACCTCGATCTGAACCAGTACCGTGATGTTTGGGATTGTATCATCGTGGACGAGTGCCACCGTGTAGCCGGAACCCCGACCGCCATGACGCAGTTCTCAAAGGTGCTGAACGCTCTGGCAGCTCGACACAAGTACGGCCTGTCCGCTACGGTTCATCGAGCAGACGGTATGATTGCCGCCACCTACGCTCTGCTGGGTGGGATTGCCTATCAGGTGCCGGAGGAAGCGGTGAAAGACAAGATCATGACCGTCAGCGTTCTACCCCGTGCCACACATCAAGGACTCAGCCGTGAGTTCTTGGACACGGACGGTACGATCATTTACGCTAAGTTGGTCAATTTCCTCGCTGATAGGTATGACCGTAACGAGCTAATTGCCGCCGATCTGGTCGAGAACCGAGATCATTACAATCTCATTCTTTCCGACCGTCTGAACCATCTGGAATATCTGATGAACCACCTTCCTCGGCAGTTAAGGGAACAGGCCGTCATGATTGATGGAAAGATGACCACGAAGAAAGCCAAGGCTCTCCGAGAGCAGGCTATTGAGGAAATGCGGCAGGGACGCAAGCGGTATCTGTTCGCCACTTACTCTCTGGCGAAAGAGGGGCTGGATATTCCTCGGCTCGACCGTCTGTACCTGACTACACCGCAGAAAGATTATGCTGTGATAACTCAGAGCATAGGTCGTATTGCTCGTACCTTCGAGGGAAAGGGAGAACCTATCGCCTATGATTATGTGGATGATGGTATCCAATACCTTGTGCGAAGCTACAAAAAGCGGTGTACCACCTACCGGAAAGCGGGGTGCAAGTTCCTTGAACCTTGAACCTTTCATTTTCGACTGCGAGGTATTTGCCTACGATTGGCTTTTTGTCTTCAAAAACAAGGTCACGAGGGAATACACCGAGATTTGGAATGACAATGAAGCGGTCGAACAGTTTATGACCCAAGAACCCCTGTTGGCAGGGTTCAACAATAAGCACTATGACCAATTCATTCTGAAAGCGGTTCTCTCAGGCTTCACGCCGGAGGAAATCAAGGCAGTCAACGATTTTATCATCGTTGGTGGTCACGAGGGCTGGGAGTACGCCCCTCTCCGTGACTGCGGGATTTTCTTCGATCAATATGACCTGATGGACGATTGCCAGATGGGATTGTCCTTGAAAGCAATCGAAGCGCACCTCGGAATGGACATTCGTGAAACCACCGTTCCGTTTAACATCGACCGCCCTCTGACTGAGGACGAGAAGCGAGAGGTCGAGTTCTACTGCCGCCATGATGTTGACGCAACCGATAGGCTGGACGATCTTCGTCAGGGCTACCTGTCCAGCAAGCTCACGCTGGGTCGTGAAAAAGGGCTGTATCCCGCAAAAGCCCTCTACATGACCAACGCCAAGCTGACGGCTGCTTACCTTGACGCAGAGCAGAAACCGCACTATGACGAGCGGGAATACCAGTATCCACCGAAGCTACTTCGTCAGTACATTCCGCAGGAAGTGTTCGACTTCTTTGAACGGTTGAAGGACAAGAGTATTCCTGACGAAGTGGTGTTCAAGGAAAAGCTCGATCTGATGGTAGGCGGCTGTCCTTGTACCATCGCCTATGGCGGTATTCACGGAGCTATCCCATGTTACCGAGAGGAAGCCACGGAAACCCGCTCTATCCGCAACAAAGATGTTGCAAGCTACTATCCACACCAGATGACCTTAAACGGTTATTGTAGCAGAAATATTCCCTCTCCTGATGTGTATGCCGCTACTATTGAGCGGCGTGTTAAGGCAAAGAGGGCTGGTGATAAGGCTACGGCAAACGCCTTGAAGCTGGTGCTGAACACCACCTACGGCGCTATGCTGAACCGCTACAACGACCTGTATGACCCGCTTATGGGGCGCTCGGTCTGTATCTCAGGCCAGTTGCAGTTGCTCGAAATGGCGGAACATCTTGTTCAGGACTGTCCCACCTTGAAGATCATTCAGCTCAACACCGATGGTATCATGGTCAGCCTTGATGACTGCGATGTGCCAATGTACCAAGAGATCACGCAGGAGTGGCAGGACAGAACCGGCTTCGAGTTGGAGGAAGACCTTATCAAGATGATCTGTCAGAAAGATGTGAACAATTATGTCGAGGTTCCCTTCGAGGGCGACCCCAAAATCAAGGGCGGCGTTCTCGTCCGTGGAATTGCCCCGGCAGGAGCGTTTAACATCAACAACAACGCTTGTGTGGTCGCCAAGGCGGTCAAAGATTATCTGGCCTACGGTATCCCGGTCGAAGATACCATCATGAGCTGTGACCGCCTGCTGGACTTCCAGTTGGTCGCCAAGGCCGGGAGCAAGTATGGTGACGCTCTCCATGAGGTAGACGGTCAGATGGAGGTCGTGCAGAAGGTCAACCGGGTATATGCCACGGAAGACCATCGGTGCGGAACCCTCTACAAAATCCACCTTGGCACTGGCAATCCCGTTAAGATTGCTGGACTCCCCGCAAAATGTGTCGTAGACAACGACAATCACCTGACGATTGATGTGGTTGACCGTGACTGGTATATCCGGCTGGCACGGCGTTATGTTCGAGATTTCCTCGGAGAGAAGCCACCCAAGCGAAATACCCGCAGAGTCAATTCCATCAAGAAAAAATTATTAGAAATGTTGGAGGTATAAATATGGCTACTACCAAGAAAGCCGCTGAGACTGCGGCGGTGGATTATTCCACCATGAATGTGTTCAAGAAGTTGCAGCTTGCCCGTGTGCGTTTCCTCGAAGCTGGCGTGGACAAGAGCGGCAAGCACATGAAGCTCGAATATAAGTATTTCGAGCTGGCTGACATTGTTCCCAAGGCCGAGCAGATTTTCCTTGAAATCGGTCTGATGATGGTTCCGTCCATGTACGGCGATAAGGCGACCGCTCGTGTCTACAATGTCGACGACCGTGAGGACTTCATTGATTTTGTTGCACCGTACACCCCCATCGCCCCCATCGTGTCCAACGCTGGCAATCAGGTCACAAACGAAATGCAGGCGACCGGCAGCTCCATCACCTACATTCGCCGCTACCTGTGGCAGCTCGTTTTGGACATTGTGGAGCATGACAGTATCGACAGCGGCGAGTTTGACACAACTCCCGCACCCGCTCCTACCGTCACGAAGAAGCCTCCTGTGACCACTGAACAGCGTCAGGAAATCAAGAAGGAACTGACCGGCGCTCCTGCTGGTGCGGCTACCGAGGAACAGGTCGGTACGCTGAAAAGTCTGCTGAAAAAGCTCATGGATATTGACGCAGAGCAGGAACAGTTCGTGCAGACCATCGCCATGAAGACCGAGGGCTTTTCCAAGATCGAAGCCGACAAGTGTGACGCTCTGATCGAGGGCGTAAACAATATGCTGGCTGGCTACGAAATGAAAACGGCGAAGGAGGGCTAAGGCATGATTGAAATTGATTGCCGTAAGTGCGTCAATGCAGACTTGGAAGCGGATTGCTGTAAGCTCTACGGTAACAACCCTGATACTGCCGTTCGGGAATGTGCCGCTGACGAATTTGTGAATTATAAGGAGGTAAACAAAAATGGAATGGCTTGACGGCAACAAAATCCAGATTATCCCTCCCAAGCGTCCGAAGAAGCTGACCGGCACTCGCTTTGCTACTATCCTCGGTCTGAACCCGTGGTCTACGCCGTTCGAGATTTGGTGTGAAGTGACCCGTACCTATCAGAAGCCGTTCGAGAACACCATCTACACCATCGCTGGTAAGACCATCGAACCTAAGCAGGCCGAGTACATGAAGCAGACCTACTTCATGAGCAATCTGGTCACGCCGACCGATCTGTGGGGTAAGGACTACTTCAATAAGACCTACGGCGACTTCTTCAAGGAAAGCCCCATTCTCGGTGGTATGTGGGACTACTTGCTCTACGGCAAAGATGGTAAGCCCACCACCGTCCTTGAAATGAAGACCTCCAAGCGTGTCGAGGACTGGAAGGACGATATTCCTGAGTATTACGCTTTGCAGGCGGCGTTGTACGCCTACCTTCTCGGTGTGGACGATGTTATCATGGTCGCTTCCTTCCTCGAACCCAAGGACTACGATGACCCTGAGAAGTTCGTGTGCAGCGGTGAGAACACCATCACCCGTCCCTTCAAGGTGTCCGAGCGGTATCCTGACTTCGAGAAGAAGTATGTGAAGCCTGCCCTGAAATGGTGGAAGGACTATGTGGAGAGCGGTATTTCTCCCGCCTTTGACGAGCGCAAGGACGCTGAAATCCTGAAAACCCTCCGCACCAACAACCTGTCCCCCGAAACCGACATGGCGGCGCTGGTCAAGGAAGCCGAAGACCTGAAAGACACCATGGAACGGATTTTGGCTCATGAAGGTATCCCGGACATGGAAAAGCGGTACAAGGTTGTGACTGACATGATTAAGAAAGCCGTAATCGCTCAGTTCCGTGACGGTGACAAGAAGGTGTCTATCGCTGGCTCTGCCTATAATTGGGAAGTCAGCCGTACTTCCACCACGAAGATCGACAAGGACGCTATGAAAGCGGACGGTATTCTGGCGAAGTACACGACCACCGAGGACAGCTACCGCATTTCCCCAAAAATCATTAAGGAGGATTGACCTATGAAATTTTCCAAGTTCGTGAAGTCCCTCGCCCCTGATGGTGGCGCTATCTACGAGTACATGGACGAACGCTGGCTTGCTTCCCCGTCTGTACTCATGCTCATTCCCGATGGTATCCGCAGCGTGACCGGGTACAGCAACGAGAAAATGCCTGACGGCATTGGTCGCCTGATCTCTCAGGTCGGTTGCACCGAGTACGCCACGCTGGTCAAGGCGCTCATGCCTGAGCCGGACGGCGCAATCAAGGATTGTGTCCGTATCTTCGCCACGCAGGACAGCACCATGACCCTTCCCGTCACCAACGATGACTGGTCACTGATCGAGAAGTCTGATTTCTGCGAAATCCTGTATGCTTACGATCTGGACAGCGACAAGAGCGTACCGAAAGCCCTGCTGGTCAAGCAGTACGCCAAGTACCCCGATGACGAAGACCAGTTGGTTGGTATCATCTTCCCCTGTGAGTACACAGAACAGCTCAATTTCTACACCATGAAGGAGGACAAAAACAATGGCTAAAATCGGACTCACCGAGGGTTTCACCCTCATTCCCGAAGGTACTCATGTCTTTCAGATTACCGATGTAAAGTACAAGGAAGACTTCGGCAAGCTGGAAATCTATATGCAGACGCAGATCGGCAGTAAGCACATCGAGCGCTTCTCCTTACTGAAATCCGATGGCTCTCCCAACGAGGGTGCATACAACGCTTTCAGCTACTTCGCCAAGACTGCGCTCGGTAACTTCGACCTGACCGAGATCGACCACACCGACCTGATTGGTCACTTCATTGAGTGCGATGTGGAACATGATGTTCAGGAGAACAAGAAGAAGCCCGGACAGAGCATTACCTTCGTCCGTTTGGCGGATAAACGCCCCTCTGAGGGCTGGGGCGGCGCTGGCAATACGGTTACTACCCCCGCTGTTAAAACCGCTCCTGCGGCTTCTCAGGCCGCTCCTAAGACCCCGATGGATTTGGCAGCTCTCCTTGGCTGATACCGAGTGCGAGGGAGGGCTAATTTGAAAGGCTCTCCCTCGCCAATGGTATGTTGAAAACTATGTTGAAAGTGAGGATAAGCTACAATGGCAGAAGCCTATATTTGTTCGCTCTCCAAGGTTCAGCGCCACGCTGAAATCTGCAAGGAGATCAACAATCTCTATGAGCGTAAGAACCATGACTACGGTGACAGCTTTCACCAGACCTTCGTTGAAGAAGGAATGGCGATGGCTCGTATTCGGTTGGGTGATAAGTTCAGCCGCTTCAAAACTCTCTCCCGTGGCGGTGAACAGAAGGTCAATGACGAGTCTATCCGTGACACCCTGATTGACCTCGCTAACTACGCCATTATGACGGTGGTGGAAATGGAGGTTGCCGATGACGCTGAATGATTATCAGAAAGCTGCCGAGCGTACCTCCG